CAACTGTTGATCCGCTGGCGTCATCTGGCTTGCAGCGGCGTAGGCAAGGATGGTCTGCGGTTGGAAGTGTCGGCACATCACCTGCGCCTTCAACCGGATCAACTCCGACGCAAAGAGGGCAACGTCCTCTTGCATGGAGCGCAGCCTTAATCCCGCGTATTGGCCTTTGATTTGCTGCGCTGTCGCGGTTTCCGACGCGAACGAGGTGCCTCGGATGATGTCCGAGATGCCTGTGATTTCGTAGATTTGGGACTTGATGTCCTCTCTTGCTCGGTAGCAGTTGAGGAGGGCGTTGGCGAGCGTGTCCAGCGGGAGAAGGTCAATGCTGCCTTTAAGGCCGCCCTTCTCGCTGAAAGCCATCCACTTATCAACTGGAATAAGCGCATTGTTATCGCCCTCCGTCATTAGGCGTTGCAGCGCCGGTTGGCTGGCGTCATACACGCCGCGTACACGCAGCGCCTTCACCAAGCCATCAATGCGGTCGGACAAAATATCCAACTCCATCGCTTGATCTTGGTACAGCAGGAAGTCAGGCACCGGCACCAAGGTGTCGCTAGTCGTCGTGGCGTATAGCGGCTTCGGGCAAGGAAAGAATCCCTCAAGGCCGAGCGGGTCGTCACGCACATCAATGATCTGCGGCATACCCTTGCAGAACCAGTACACCTTCTCGGTTTCCTTGTCCCACAGTTCACAAATCTTTGCGCGGTTGTAAGTGCGCTTGGCTTCGTTGTAAGCGTTAAGCGGCTCTGGGCCTTGGTCTAGCGGAATCTTCCGCGCCATCTCGTCGCCAAACCGCTCTGCCAGCGCCTCACGGGTCATGTACACCCAGCGCCATACGCAGGTGACTTCTTCCCATGTGCGAGCCTGTGAGTGGCCGAAATCACGCCAATGGATGTAATCCACCGGGGCGCACTCGTACTCAATCTGCTCTAGGTTAGGCGGCGCACCCTCGCCTTGCTCAATGTTGGAGGTGATGGATACGCCATCGTCCTCAATGCCAATTGGCGCAACGTGCGGCTCGTAGCGTACCCATGCGGTGCCACGGCCACCCAAGAACCGATCCTCCACGCCATAAGACATGGTTGAGCGGAAGTCGGGGTAATGCTCAATCTCAAAGTCAATCGCCCGCTCTAGCAGTTGTCCTGCCACGCGGCCAACCGGGTCGTTATCGCCAAAGCGTCGGCTGATGTCAGCCTTCGGGAGCTTGGCGTAAACCGCAGGCTTCAGCGTCTGGACGTTTGACCAAAGGATGTTAAACCGTGCAGCCTCGTTGCCGCCCTGCCCACGACTATCGTCACGATAGCGTTTGACGATCTTCTTGGTTCGCGCCGTCCATTTAGCGAACTCGGCGTCATACTGCGCGATGGTGCGGAGGTACTTTTCCAGTTCCGGTTGCAGTATGCCTTCCATGATTAGGCCGTGAAGAATCCGACAGCCATAACGGTCGCGCCTGCGCCGGTCGTGATCTTCCACGGGCCGGTAGCCGCAGCGGCGTTAATCTCAAGGCTATAGACGCCCACCGGAGTGTTCGCAGCCATCGTCAGGACGGTCGTACTGCCGTCAATGACGCTTAAGGTGCTAGTGCCGGTCGTCGTGACCGTCACCACAATGCGATGGAGGTAGTCACCCACGGCACCTGTGCCACCGAGTATCTGTGCGGTCTGCGAGGCGGCAACTGTTTCGTAGGGGTAACGATTCGGGCTGACAATGCTCATATCCTTGCTCTCCTTGTCGTCGTGCGGTCGTGAACCGCCCACATATCGTTTAGCGTGACTGTGTTCTCTGGCCCCACCATCAGCGGCTTAACCTCTGGCGCTGGGGGCTTGTCAGCGACTTCAGACCATGATACCGCAACCATACGGAAAGCGTCACTAGGGTGTGATGTCCAATCGTGGCGCGGTGACTGCCGGTAGGCTTTCTTGTCCTCGTCGTATTCGCGTTGGTACTGACGCAGCGCCTCAATGCCATCGCTGCACTTGGTTGCGTCAAACCACACACGCGGTAGCATCATGCGAACGGCTTGTATGCCCGACTGCACACCGATGTCGGGGACAACAGCAAGTTTGGCGATGTCTAGTTGCGCCGCCAGTTGCTCAATGATGCTCTTGCCGGTCTGTAGGCTCTTGGCTCTCGCGTCATGCGGTAGGTAGTGCTTGGCATAGCGGTACGGCTTGTTGCGTACCACATCGGCAATAGTGTGGATGTCCTCGCCCGAGACGGCGTAAAAGTCTATGACGCGCAGTTCCCCACGGGCGACCTGATAGAACCAGATGGCCGTGTCGTCGCGGTAGCCCAAGTCCCATGCGGTGTACGTCGGCAGATTCGGGTCGTACGGCACGTTGGTGATACGGCCTTGGTCTTGCGCCTCGCGCATCTCCTTGCCGTAAAAAGCACCGAGGATCGCAGCCTCAAAGCTGCACTCGTACTCCTGCAAGTACTGATCCTCGGCCAACTGCGCCTTTGCTGCGGCTAGCTCTGTCGCAGGGAGAAGCCCGCTGGTTGAGGCGGGAAGGCGCAACAGGAACCACTCGCTAGGGAGACGAGTGGCGGTATCGTAAATTTCCCAGAATTGGTTTTTGCCTTTCGGTGTACCGCCGAAAACGCACCAACCCTGCTTGTCTGACAGGGACGCTCTCAACACGTTCCCGAAAACGCTCGGCTTAAAGTCACCGTACTCGTCAAGGTACAGCCCCGAAAAGCCTAAACCGCGCATGGCGTCGGCGTTGTCAGCACCGAACAAGCGTATCTGACTGCCGTTGATTAGCGTGATGGTCAGTTCCTGCTCGTTGATGCTTTGGATGATCGGGTGTGCGCCGTCCTTAAAGTACTGCCATGCCACGGCCTTTGCCTGACTGCGGTAAGGGGCGACGTAGCCGAACAACCCGTAAGGCTGCTGATACATCGCAGCAGCGCGGATCATGTCGTTGACGGCGGCGACGGTCTTGCCTGCGCGGCGGTGTGCGACAAGGCAAGCCCAACGTTTCGTGCGCTCATGAAACGGCATGAACGCCTTGCGTGGGCGGTAGGGCAGGATTATTCGGGAGCCATCCATCCGATCTGTACCTTGACCGGGCCGTTGTCCTTGCCTGTGATCTCTTGGCGGGCGAGCTTGGGAACGTGGTATTCCAGCAGGGTGCTGAATGCGTCAAAGGCAGCCTGCGCGCCTTTCTCCGCAGCGATCTCGTCTAGCCATCCTTGAAGGCGGTCTGCATTCCCGTCCACGAATGCGGCTATCGCCTCTCTGGCGGCTTGCGTGGACTTATTAGGCGTACCTACCTGCCTACCGCCTGTTTTCTTACCCTTTGCCATCTGTTTAGGTCTACTTTAGATTTAATCGTTTGGCGTGGTATACTAACGGCATGAAATCAGAAATAGAGACTCTGACACCTTACGTCAACACCGACGTTAAGATTCCCCGCAAAATGTTAGACGCTTTGACCTTGCATGAGTTCTCATGTGCGGCGCAAGACATCCATTCGGTGTCAACGCAGAGCGTTGAAGCGTTCTTGCTCGCTCGGTTCAGCAAGAAACTTGCCTCGCAATTTAAGCCCGAGTATCTCATTAGAACCCCATCCGTTTAAGGATGTCCTCGGTAATGCGCCCGTAGTAGGGCTTCATCTGCAAGGCGCGGATATCCTGTTGTGAGGGGTTGCGCGGGTCTGCGACACCCCGAGCCTTCGCTACCGGCTCCAATAGCTCATATACGCGCACATCTTCTTTGATGCGGCCAATACCCTCACCGGGGACGCCTGCGGGGTAAGCGGGGTGTCCTGACTTCGCAACGATTGGCTTGTCGGTGTAAATACGCCCGACGTTCTGGATTCCGGTGTCAGGGGCTACCAGTTGGCGCGGATCGGTTACGGCTACTCTTGCCTCGCCAATGCCTAATCCGCCCTGCTCTCGGAAGTTTACGTCCAGCTTTTGCTTGATGAGTTTGCGGGTGCTGTCTTTTGCGGTGCGGAACTGCTGCATCGCCCGCTCTGATCCTAGCCCCGCCCAATCGGGGATCAGTTTGCCAATTTCGGCGTCAACTGACTTTTTAACCTTTTTCGGCAACGCGGCGTCAGCGTAATTCAGCATAGTTTCGCCGGTCATACTCGCAAAGTCGCCCCCCGTTGGAGCCATGCGCCACGGAATATATAGCGGGTCTTGCCCGGTGATGACTTTGACTTCTTCAGCCAGCTTTTGGATTTGCTTGGTCGGGCGAACACCTGACGCCCATACCATGCCGGGATTCTCAAACATGAAGTCCTGACCGCCCTGCAAATTTACCGGCTGTCGGAACTCTACATCGTTGATGCCCCGCAATAACCCGCCTGCGGCGGTGCGATCAGACATACTGGTAATGAAGGGGCGGCCTTCCAAATCCGCAATAGAAATTTCGGGGGCGTTGACGGTGCCTCGGCTTTCTACTTGCGGCTCTAATTTTAATAACTTTTCGCGTTCTTTAACTCTTGGGTCAAATCGCGGATCGTAATCAGCAACCTTTGCCATCGCAGGGTCAAAGCCCTTCAACGCACCAACTAATCGGCCAACGGGCAAAGCCGACGCAGCAGCCATTGCCATACCGGCCTCGTCGTCAGCTCGGCGGGCGCGTTCCAAGTCGCGGGCAGCGAGGGCTTGGCCTACGCCGGGGATAAAACTACCGCCCATCTCTAGCGCCATATCCACGGCGTCGGATTCTTGCGGCTGATCTAGGCTCGTCAGGCGCTTTGCCTTTTCGTCAATGTATGCAAGCGCAGCGGCAAGGCGTTTGCGGTTCATGCCTTATTCCTGCTGCTAATGGCTTTGGCCTTGGCTCGGGCGTCCTCCTTGCTAGAGGCTCCCCATGCTTTAAGTGCGAGGGCGAGGCGCGTGGGCTTACCGTCCTTTGCCATCGGCCCCGGCATATTGCCCATCCTTGCGAGGAAAGAGGCTCGGCGTGGATTGTCGCCCTTCTTAACCGGCGGCTTTAACGTCCCGCCTGTCTCGGCTTTATACGAGGCACGACCCTTGGCGTTCAGCCCGCCCTTCGGGTTCTTGCCCTCGCTGCGTGTCCACGCGGCTGTCATTTGTTTTCTTTCTTGGCCGTCTTGGCGCTTTCGCGGAATGCCTTTGCAGTCGGTGCGCCGGGGCTGCCCGGTTTACGCATCTTTTCGCCAGAACCGGCCTTGATGCGCTCCTGCTTTGCCAGAATGTTGGCGTAGAGTCCCGGCTTACGGTTCATTTGAAACGCTCCAGCTTGTACAGAAGGGAGGCGATTTCGCCCACGATCTCGTCAATGATGTTCTGCAAATCGGTGTCTTTCGGCAGGTCATCTCGGATGCCCTTCACGAACGTCAGCAGGCTGTTGGCGTATACGGCGGCGTCCTTCTGCACCTTAAACCCCTCGGGGTAGTCAGCGAGGGGCATGATGCCGTAGTGGCCTTGATACGCCTCTGCGTACTTGTCGGCCAAGTCCACGATGTTCTGGTAGTAGTGGCCGAGTGCCTTATGGGCGGCGTAGCTCGCCGTCTGCAAATGCAGAAAATGCGTAGCGGTACTGCTATGCAGCAATACGCCTACAAATTCGGCGGCGTCTTTGTGGCTCATTGCGGCGTCAGCCTCAAGTTGGGCAGGATGATTGCAGTCGTAGCATCTCCCACCGCATAACGCTCTGTCAACTCTCGCTCGGGCGGGTACACCAAAATGCGCTGCGATAAATCTATCTGCATGGCGTTCCACACCCCTTTCTCTATGCCCTCAAAGTCATCTAGCGTGATCACGGTGTCGGGCGTGAACAGGCGCTCAAGGTGCGGCTTGTCGTCAGGCTGTAGCCGACCGTCCAGATGAAGCAGGTCAATGTTGCCGTCTAGTTTGGCGAGCATCTCGGTGCTGCTGCTGTGATACTGGGTGATAGAGGTGGTCAGCGGCAACTTGAAGTCGTGCGTCATGTCGCAGGTGTGTACGTCTGCGCCCTCTCTCGCTAGCACAAACGTGGACTTACCGATGTAGGTGCCGATCTCGGCTACAACCTTGGGTCGGAAGTGCCGTATGACCGCCCACAACGCGATTAGCGAGGCGTGGTTGGTGCTGCCGGTACGTCGGGCAGGGTCTAATTTCTCCAAGTCCTCAATAACGTGCCACGGCAGGTCGGGCAGGTCAGCGAAGAGTGTGTCCCATATCGCTCGGGATAGTCGTTTTCGGTTCACGTTCAGCATATATTTGTCCTATGTTTGTTTTCTTCCACGTTGGCGACGACATCGCCATGCCCACCGCAATGGTCTTTTCCATTCGCGCTCACAACCCAGATGCGACCATTATTCAAGTCACAGACGACAAGACGCCAGCCGTACCCGGTGTCTCGCGGGTATTTGTGACGCAGGGCAATCGGCAGTACCTGATGCAATGGCGCACCAATGCCTTTGCGGAGTTGGGGCTGACGGAACCAGCAATGTACATGGATACCGACATGATCGTGCGGCATCCGCTTGACCCGGCTGCCATACTGAAAAGTTGGGGGCCGATAGCCATGACTCGTCGTGAATTTAACCGTGACGCGGGGTTTAACCCACGCCAGCGCGGTCAGGACTACAGCGAGTATGCGGGTAAGACGCTGGATCAGGTTTATCCCTATGTCGGCTGCTGCACCATCGCCTCGGATTGGGGTGTGTGGGCTGACCTTGCCGAGATGTATAACGTCCTGCCCGACAAGTTCTGCGTGTGGTACGGGGATCAGGAGGTTTTGCGGGAATACGCTAAACGGGTGAAGGTGCAAGACCTGCCCGAGTCGTATTACGCGTGTCTGCCCGAGTTTTTGCCGCAGCATCCCGACCCCGCTATTGTGCATTACAAAGGCGCTCGCAAAGCACTCATGCCTAACGTAGCTGCTCGGGCTTGATGGCGGCCATATATCGCTCCATCAACTCACGCACCGTGGCCTCGGGATCACGCGCAACGTAAAACTCCCCGCGTGGCTCAAATATCGCTTGGAACTTTTCTTGGCTCGGGCGTAATTTTCCTTTTTCTACTTTGATTTCTACCCAGCACACCCACGGTGTTCCGTCGGGCAGATTCCGTACGACGAGACGATCGGGTACGCCTCCGTTTAAGGCGAAGTCTAGGACGGTGAACCCTGCCGCGTGTAGCGCCCGGCCAATAAGGCCATCGTTCGCATCCCGCCTCGCCTTGTATCTCACTTCGTGCCTCGTTGATGCAGCGGCCTAACCAGATAATCCACCACGTTCTATTGCTCCGCTTTAACTCTGGCACGAAGTCTCTCCACAGCCTTTTCACCCCACAACTGGCGTACTAGCCCAATCGTATCCCTATCCGACAGCACGGCAGCAGCGCCAGCCTCTCGGATTAGTTCAGCGACCCTATCACGGTTGACCTCAACGCCTCTGGCTAACTGTGCGTCGTAGAACTTTAAGCGGTTCAGCGGGGATTCCTGTACTGCCGAATTCCACATCACCTGATTAGAGTGGAACTGATGTTCTAGGTTGTGACTGGGTTTAGGCTTTTCCGGTTGAGCCTGTTTAGTCGGAAAGTAAGTGAATTCATCTCCCATAAGCCCCCCGCCAATCGGTGCTGTCCCAATTACCT